TTCGACCTCGGTCTTGAGGAGCTTGAGCAATTCATCTTCGTCGAAACCAAGGAGAGACAGATCGAAGCCGTTGGTTTGCAGGTCCCCCAGTTCGATCGGCAGCAGATCGTAGTTCCAGTCGGCCAGTTCGGCTGTCTTGTTGTCAGCGATCCGGTATGCCTTGATCTGCTCGGGGGTAAGGTCTTTGGCAACGTGGACGGGTAGTTTGTCGAGCCCAAGTTTTTGAGCAGCTTTGAAGCGAGTGTGCCCGCAGATGATTACCCCTTCGGTGTCGACAACGATCGCTTGGCGAACACCAAACTCACGGATCGATGCAGCAACGGCATCGACAGCGTCATCGTTGATGCGGGGATTGTTCGGGTAGGGACGAATGCGATCGAGCGACCAAAGTTCGATTTTCATGAACATGCCTTTCCAGGGGAGAAACGAAACGGAAAGGGTTCTGTCGATGTGTCTTTGGGTGTGTGTTTGGCTCGGTTGGTTGGGTCGCTGGGTTGGATGATCGCGAGGAATTAAAGATTCCCACGCACAAAACAAACTCTCTCTAACTTGGTGACCGTTCCCACGCCCCCCAGTAACGGTAAAAAGGCCGGAAGTACCTATGCAAGAGATCGTTGTGAGTGCCAGTTTGGCACACCGCGCGTGAGGCCCATAAAGGGCCCGTACACGCGAGATGTTGTATTGTTGGCCTTCGACCGCAATCACGCAAGTGCATTGCGTCTATTGGGCCAAATTTTGCGCCTAGTTCGATGCTGTGGTTATGGGTGTGGTGTTGATGTTGGTCAGTGGTTTGGGTTGCGATGTGGGTGTGTGTTGTGGATTCGCTTCGAAGTGACCACACCAGTAGTCGTTGAACACGATCGGAAAGCTACCGATCGGTTGTGAGTCACCGCAGACAACTGGTGGGTTGCGTCGGCACTCGCCTCCTCCACGTACCTGACCTCCCGAGAATGAGATTCGATCCGGTTGATCGCCGGGTGGGTAACCAAAGTAATGTTGGCATCGATCGCATCGTCGCATAGCAGACTCCTTCAACGTGAAACGGAAACAAAAAACGTTCTTGCCTTTTGACCTTTAAAACGCAGGCTCTCACGAGCCCTCGCGTACACACGTACGCGCAGGTGCGTGTGTAATGCGTGTGTATATATGGACAGAAATAGAGAGATATGTTTTATAGATATATTTATGCGCCCCCCCTGGCCAAATGGGAGTATGGCCACAACTCAATATTCCCTGAGTAAATCGCATTTTCTGGCTCGACTTTTGGCCGTTTTGTCCGGCTCGGCGAAGGCCTCTTGGACACGAATTTTGTCCATGGAGGCCTTGGTCCGATACCAGTTCTGGCCTGGTCAAATAGCAACACGAATCGTTGTTCGCTGATACTTTTTGCCAACGCACATCAAAACGACGGTTAGAAGGTCCTGATTCGACTCCGCAAATCATGTCGCACCTCGCTTCAAGCATCGCAACCGATAGACGATCTTTGGCCGGCCGCCAGAGACGACGCTGTCGGTTTCGATTCGTTCTTGGTCGACAAGCGCGTTGCGAATGTCTTCATGCTCACGTCGATTCCATCGAAGCTTGCGACTGATGTCACGATACGGCATCCAGGTATCACCGAATTGCTCGGACCATTTCGAGAGCAAATCGATGACTCTTTGACATCTCATTGCAAAGTCATTCTCGTTGGAATAGGCGTTAGCCATGAAGAGCATGCGACGCGTTTGATGCATCATCAGAGCCGTTGCCCAATTAGCGGCATCGGCACCGATGATCGGATTCGTATGGTTTTCGCTGATCGCATACAGTAGCGCAAGCTTCCTTGCTTGCTCGTTGACTCGCCCCCACACCGTTGTACCGATCGAGTCGTTTTGGTTCTCCGCCTTGCGATACTCGGCTTCGGCTTCGCTCCGACTATCGGCAAGGATTGACATCGCCTCTGCGGACTGGGGTACAATTATTGGAATCGGATGCCAGGACTGAAGATTCCCGTTGCCTGGCATCAAATCCTTCCACCATTTCGCGGTAGCAATCACACGCTCCGGGATCTCAAGGACCTTTGCATCTTGGCCCTCGCTCCTGGCACCACACTCGAGGATGATCATTCGGGCGAAAAACCCGTTGGTGAGCATCCGTTCGGAGAGTGCCTCGTAGTAGTGATTCGGAATCGCGGTACCGAAGACTACCAAACATGGCTGGTCGATTGAGCCCGGAGATTCCTTGCCGGCTTTGCGACGCATGGGGTACACCGAATTGGCCGTCGAGTACATCGTTAGCAATGTGGACATGAGGTTTTCATGTCGCCCGTCGCGCGATTTACTCATCGACTGGAGCATCCCATCGATCTCATCCGTCTGAAACAACATGCTCGGCGAGAGATACAAAGCGTCTTGGATCCCTTCGCCGCTTGAGAATCGCTCCCCAAGTGAGCCGGCCGCTCCGATCTCGAATAGGATTCGTGTGTTGAGCTTGCGTGGCCAATCTTTACCAGCTGAGGAATGGGCGAGCCCAAGCAGATACAGATTGGTCCGATTATCACCTGGATCGCGAACCTTGCGTCCAGCCAAGTAGGCTTGGAGTGAGAGCGCCCCACAGAAAGCCATCACGTGATTTGGATACGGTGCCGTGTCGAGACACAGATCCATGACCTCGGAGACAAATCCTGGGATGCGCAACATCTCCAGAGGGACCGGACCAGGATCAACCGGTGAATAGATTGGATTCGAATCGATCGTGATCGTCGTAGATTCAACGATTCGAATGGTACTCACGGCGATTGGTTCGCCTCCAAAACCTTCCTGCCGGAGCATCCTCGCAGCTCTTTCGAAGTCTCCACGGTGTTCAAGCCACGCGTAAACCGCAAACGGACTGTATGCGCGGTTCGGTTCCAAAGGGGCCGCGTTACCACTGAAGACATAAAACGACTTGTCTTTGAGGGATGCCGACCAGCCATTGGCCTTGCCCGGGCGACGCCAGAGTTCGTTTTCCGCTTTCTTGACCAATGTCCAGCCATGCTTGATGAGCAAGGCGCGAATATCCCCTCGGTTGTTGAAATCATCCCCTGGTCGATTCTCGGGTACGAACTGCGAATCCGCTGGAACATCGGCCGTCGGCAAGTATTCGTTCAGCGACCATGCAGTCTCCAAGAGTATCTCTCGTTCCTGCGGAGTTAGCACAGGAATCTCGGTGAGTGATCCTTGCTCGAGCGAGTAACCCAAGGTTGGAGCGCAAAGAAACAGTCCACCTTCGCCACGGGTCTCGATCAGAGTGACCATCGCGCCGTCCCGAAATCCCATGGCAAGTTTCATGTTGCCATTGATCGGCTCCGAGCAGCGATAGATCACGTGCTTGCCACCGGACTGGCTAGACTCAATCACCAGCCGAGCCAATAGCTCGGGTGGGATTTGCTCTTTCCAGGCTTCGAAGCGATCGCCTCCTCGGTCGAAGTCAAGCATTTCAAGGTTGCCACTGACTTGGCCAGTGACGACGCAAATCGCATCCTCGGGTTTGGAAAACCATTCGACGACCTGCCGCTCTTGCGGGATTCGCAACTGAAAGTTTTTCCACCCTGGAAGGGATGGTCGTTTCGCTAGCCTCTTGGCCGGCAGGACAGACAGACCACTTTCGCGATAAGCCAAAGCGGATGGGAGCAATGATGCAGGATTGGATGTAGTAATCAAAACGGAATCTCCTCGTCAGAAAATGCATTCGAAAAATGTTGTGGTTCGAGTGGCTCGGGCAACGGCCCGAGCTCGTAGTCGATGATCCGTTCGTACTCCTCCCCAGAGACACTGCGCACTTGGATCGCGAGGGTCTGAGCGATCGCACCCCCTTCGATTCGCGCGAGTGCCTCGTCGGTGGTTTCGGGAACGGGATCACGGGATCGCTGTTTCCACCAAGCCACGGCACGTTGGCGTGCGTAACCGGAGTGTTCAAAGCAGATCCACTCGGATTTATGGGATCGCCAGCCGACCATGTAATCGACTCGCATCGATCGAGGTGCGTCTTCGGCGGCCCCACGCTTGAGGTGGCTGTAGTAGTGTGTGTCGGTGACTTCGTAGCGCGTGTTGGTGATTTGGCCAGATAGGATCGGTGCTTGGGTCGCTTGTGCTTCGTGGTTCTGCTTTTCGGGTGGGGGAAAGGTAAAGCCGCACTCCGGGCAATTCGCGTACCCCATCGCGATGAGTGCGTTGCATTTGGGACATTGCTTCGCAGGTGCTTCTCCTGTCGATTGGCTTCCTGCAGGTTTGATCCGCAGGCAATCGACCGGTCCGTGCCTAAGAACATTGCCACCAAAGTCGAGGACCAAACAGTTCTGTTTGCTGGGGTGAAGCCTGAAGCCGCGCCCCACGGCTTGATAGAAAAGTCCCGGTGATGTCGTCGGCCGTACCAAGGCCACGCAGTCGATGTTGGGTGCATCGAATCCGGTGGTTAGCACGTTGACGTTGCACAGGTATTTAAGACTTCCGCTGCGGAACTGCTGGAGTAATTGGTCCCGATCCTCCGAGGAGGTTTCGCCAGTAACGAATCCGCATTCGATGCCGTGTTTGTCTCGAAGGGTATCGACGATGTGGTTGCCATGCCGAACGCCGCTCGAGAAAATCAGCACGGCATTGCGGTCGGCTGTTTGCTCCACGATCTCACGGCAGACGGACTCAACAAGAGACTCGCTATCCATGAGAGCTTCGACCTCATCGGCTACGAATTCGCCGGCACGATCGTGCAGCGAACCGAAGTCGATTTGGTCTTTGCCAGACTTGGAAACCAGCGGACACAAAAAACCATCGCGGATCAGTTCCTTGATTCCAACCTCGTAACAGATCGTGTTAAGGATGTTTTCAGGGGCACAGATCTCGCCGTCCTTGAGTCGAAACGGTGTGGCCGTAAAACCAATGATGCGCAAGTGAGGGTTGACCTTCTTGGCATCCGCGAGGAACTGCTGGTACATCCCCTCTCCATCGGGACTAATGAGGTGTGCTTCATCGACTATGATCAGATCGAACCGATCGAGCTCACAGGCACGCTTGTAGATCGATTGAATACCGGCGATGATGACAGCATTGTTGGTGTCGCGACGCTTCAAACCTGCTGAGTAGATACCGAAGTCCACCTCGGGGCAGACTGCGGTTAACTTGTCGGCAGACTGCTGGAGAAGCTCTTTGACATGGGCAAGGATCATGACTCGACCATTCCATTTCAATACGGCATCTCGACAGATGGTCGCCATGCAATTTGTCTTTCCACCCGCTGTGGGAATGACCACGCAAGGATTGTCATCACGATCGCGCAGATGGTTGTAGACCGCATCGACGGCCGCTTGTTGATAGGGACGTAGTTGCATCGGATTAATCCTCATCAGACTCGTCGTAACAAGCAGGGGTTCGCTCATCGTCGAACACCTGATCTATCCATTCAAAGCCATCGTTCATCATGCCGAAACCTTCTCCAAGCCGAGACGACAGGCTCCGATAGGATTCACGAACCCCATCGCATTCAGGGTCGACGGTCGGTTGATTGACTAG